GTGCCTTGACGAAACTCCGCCGGACCCTGTGCTTGAGGGAAAAAGTTACGACAGGTTAAGAGCCCTGCTTTATAAAAATTTGGTAAGTCGGTTCGACCTAAGAATTTTTTGGACAAAACTCCCGCAGCAAAATTAACTAAAGAAGCATTAGTTTCCATTCATCTCCTTTTTACACGGGTTGGTATTAGTCGAAAGAAATATATTTAGGGTCTGTTACTTGAGAACTACCACCGCTATATGCCCGCCTGGACCCAAGAACACTGCTTCTCGTTACTCTTCTAGGGGGTTTGTCCTGCCCATTTATCGCTCGGGCTTGGATACCTGCCTCAAATAACATCTCCCTGATATCTCTTCTGAGAGTAGTCTTGCCTGTAACTCCATAACATATGTTCTTGGCAAATACTAAAGATAAATATGTTACAAAAAGTGGGTCAAAATAGGTTACATCTTCGACATCTTTAATATATCCCATACTTAAAGTGTCAACCTGAGTGACTGTTCCTCCTGAAGTATAGGTAGTGTACCCCGAAGTGTCGACATCGACGCCCGCTTCAGTGGTAAGTTCAAATGTGTTTGTCGTCTTCTCAGCAACTAAAAATCGTATATCATTAACTTCTGTCATACCTACAACGTCTTCTATAAGAACTGTATCTCCATTAGATAAACCGTGAGAGGCCGAAGTTACGACTCCTGGGTTAGCTTTAGTGATTGCTGTTATGTTCGTGGATGCGTGTGCTACTATCTCCTGCTTAGATAAAATAAAGTCAAGAGCCTCATAATCAAAGTCTATACCCACTAAACCATAGTTATCTGTGCCAAGAAATCTAAGCCGGAGAAAGTCTGTCGGTAATGGAAACTTACTGTTATACCCGAAAAGAGGTGCGGTAGCGGATTTTGCCAGCTTAGCTGTCCCTCTAGCAAAGTTCCAAGGATGAGCTCTAAGAGCCTCTTGCCGGGAAAGGTCATACCATTGAGCACAAATCTCCTTAACTTCCTTCTGCGGAGCTGTGAGCACGGTAATACTGTCTACTGTAGGGACTTTCAGATAGCTTAAACCTAAATTACAAATCTGTAAAGCTGTGGTTATATCTGCCATACCTCTCCCTCTCTATTAAAAAAGACGTAATGAGAGCGTTTAAACCCCCACTACGTCTTTAAGTTTAACCTATTATGAACTGATTGCAAACAAGCCTCTGAATGCTACTGTACCAGCAGCAGAAACTTCAGAAACACATGTCATAACAAGGTCATATTCGCCGTTAGGAGTAGGATTGTCATCCCCTGCAAACTCATACACCTGGTTGCCTAGCGATGCAATAGGTACAGCCGAAAGACCATTTAGCTCAGAACCTAAAGCATACCCACCATTCTGATCCACGCCATCACTAAAACAATCAATATCTTTAACTGCCCCACCCTGTTCAAGAGTGTCGTAAAGTCCTATATCAATTTCCGTGAAACCTGCGATGCTATCCTGGTTGATCTCTAACTGCAAAGGTACTGCGTTCGCAGGAAGTCTACAGAGCCTATACTTAGATCCCGCATCGTCCGCCGCTAATGTTTCAAAATTTCCCGATATAGCAATAACTTTCCCACCCTTAACTTGGCTAGGTATTACTGTACTTAATACATATGCATTTCTTACAGCCATCTTAACACCTCCGTTATTTATATGTTATGTCGCTTCAATTTCTGTATATAACAACCCCAGAGGGCTCTCACCCTCTGGAGGTAATTCAGTTATCTATTAGGTAGCAGTAGTCTGAAGTTTCTGTACTCTCTGCCCATCAGTTCTTACAGCACCAATTTCACCAAGAACCTGGATATACGTAGATTCCACATATCCCGGGTAATCCGGCTCAACTTTAACTGTAAAGTTCTTACTCATACCGTACATCAAACCTTTAGGTGTAAATGCGAAGTTGTCTCTTACAGCAGCCGCAACTGGAAGCTGAGGTGCGTCAACGCCACTACCAAAAAGTATGATATCCATACCTAAGGCGCGGATTATTTTACCTTTCTCTACAACATAGTCTCTGGAGAAATCGCCTGATGTTAACTGAGAAATGTTGAGCAGAGTTGCTTCTTCCTGTTCACTCATACCTATATAAATTGATTCAGGTATGTCAATACCAACTTCGTTCTTCTTGAAGTTTTCGTTAAGTTCTAACAATTTAGTGAACGTTAAACCCGCTGTTGCGTCTACCGTCTGACCACCGTCAGTAGCAAAAGAAACAGATGTATCCATATCTTTTCCGGTAAGAACAGCAGCCATCATAGCTGTTATCCCTATTTTATCCGCTTTCCTCAGTATTGCAAACATACAATCGTCCACAAGTTTTGAAGTTGGATCTTCAAACATACCTCGAACATCTCTGTTGTCAACAATGAGCTCAACAATAACCCTGTCACGAGTCATCTTCCTTCTCGTGTAGTCAGGATTAACTGGATTGATAAGAGGATTTCTGTCGTTCACAGTACGGGCTGTTAAAAGTCCGGTACCGTCATAGGCGAAATTATCGCCCGTTATCGGCTTAATAGGGCACTTACCCATAAGACGAGTACTCATCTGTTGCGCTTTTACATGCAATAGATTAGAAAATTGAGTGATTAAAGCTGTGTCTACGGCCATGTCAAACCTCCTGTGTTTTTAGTCTTAGAAAACGTAACCTTTAGTTCGGCAACGCTCCCCGGTTTGACCGGACGTGTCCTTCACCCTCAAGCGGGTGCGGGCTGTAGTCTTTGGCAGAACCCTTTCGAGCCTCCCTGCTTATACTACTTTATAATGCAAATATACACTATAAATCTTACTTTGTCAAATATTTATGTTTTAAGAGCTCTCATCTTGTCCATGATTACTTTGTTCTTTGCCTGTAATCCCGCATGTTCCGGATGGTTAAACAGATCAAAACCTTCTTTCCCCATAAGCTCACGTTGCTGTACACTGAGCTCATCCAGTGTTTCTTTAGTCCCTGCTCCGGCTCCTTCTCCCCCACGGAATCTATCTTCCTGCCCATACTTGGCATAAAGACTGTCTGCTATAACAGCTACTATAGAAAGACCCTCACCATCTAGTTTATCCAGCCCGGGGATCGCTTCTTTAGGCAAATCCTCACGCAATATCTTCTGTGCCTGTGCTACTCTAGCATCTTTGTTGTCCCCAAACACTGTTTTGTTAAATTCATCAAAAGCTTTATCCCCGGCCTGTTCTTTTAAAATCGCTTCCTTACCTCTTTCGAAGAGTAATTTATCCAATCCCTGTGTCAGTTTAGTTGCCATATCTTTGGGTGTACCCGCGTCGTGGTATAGCTTTTTCATGTCTGTAACCATCTGCGCATCCCGTTTGAGGTCTTTAAGTTCCTCTGAAGGACTTAGATCATACTCGTCAGCCGTCTTGGGCATCCCCATAGAGAGGTTAAAATCTGTTCTATCTTCACCCTCACCCGGGATAGTGATACCTTTCTTTCCCACTAACGCATTCTGATTATCCACAAATTTAAAGAAATCATCAGAACTCTTCGCGTTTTCTACCGCCCAAGGTTTATCTCTATACTCCTCGGGTATAGTATCCGCAAAACTTTTACCTGCATTTGGATCCGCATTCGGATCTGCATTCGGGTCGACATTTGGATCGACATTTGGGTCGACATTAGGGTCTGTCATTTTTTTCCTCCTGTTTAGTTTCTTCTTTCAACTCTACTCTTATAATTGTAGCATTATCCATGTGCTTCCTGAGACTGAGATACATAAGTCTTTTAGCCTCCCCTTGCACAAGTTTGTCTTTATTTACTCCGTCGAGCGTTTCATAAGTAAGCGGAGCAAGAAATCTGCTTTCGTGGAGCACGAATCTAAGCACATTTAATCCCGCTTTGTCTTTAGACATGAGAGCTAAAGAGCTCCCCATCTTCTTAGTAAACTTCTTCATCTTCTCGGCATTCGCTTTATTATCCGCGGCAACCTGCTCTTTACGTATTAAAGGTTCCATATTTTATCCTTTGGCCGTTGTGGCCTTTGCGGTCTCCACGTCTTTGAGTGTGGCCGCTTGTTCTCTCTGTGCAGCAACCTGGGCTTCAGCTGCCCGGGCTTTCCCTATATTTGTTCTAATCGTTTTAACCTCATCATCCGTTCTTAACAGATCTAATGGGGCACCGGTAAGATCTCTCGAGTATTCGAGGAACTTATCCGTATTTAATTTATGTATTGCCATCTCGTCTACGGCAGCAACTTGCATAGCATTATTAGCTGTTGTTATTACGCCTCGGTATTCTTCCTCTCGCATTACATGCGCGGCAGGAGATATATAATCTATCTCATATATATTCTTACCGTCCACTATAGCCTGAGCAATCTCTTCAGGCATTATAAGGGGGTCAATACCTTCAGCTTTTAGAACATTGGCAGTTGCTTCATCTTCCGCAGTAATACCTAAAAGTCCCATATCAAATAGTATATTATAAGATCTTGTGATAAGAGGATTAAGTGTCTCTGCTGTCTTTCTCGCATATATAGAAGACAACGCGTCACTCCTGATCTGATACCTCATCTCCGCTTCGCCCAGAGTCATACGTGATTTATTGTTGAGGTCGTATAACTTATCGATCAGGAAGTGTTGCGTTATCTCACCACTTGTTGATTCGATTGCCGCCATCAGGCTTTGTAATTCCCCGATATCAAATATAGTCCCGATAGGGGGTTGCCCGGGAGCTCTTCCGAAAGAGTTGAAAACAGAGAGTCCCCGAGCAGATGTATCAACTGTCCCCGCGCCTAACGATCCGTCATCCATCACATATAAAGGCGGTTCAGCTTTTTTCTCTACACATATTAAAAATATCTCTTTAAGTGCATTTATCTGCATTATAGCGGGAAGCGCGTCCATACC